CTACGCACCTGTTTGGCCTGGCGCTCTGATCACTTGCGGATAACCACACAGCGGGGCTCCGGCCCCGCTTTTTCATGCGCTGATTCGGTGCTATGATTCGACCGTTGCATTCCCTCTCTCATGGCCAAGAACATCAAGGAACAGCTCAAGCGCACTCGCCAACGCCGCAAGGCTGAGATCACGCTGAGCACGGGCGATGTGATCGAGCTGTACTTCATGCCTCTCTCTGAAGCGGAAGATGAAAAGATCCGTGAAGCAGTCGAAAGCGACAAGCGCAACAATGCCTATGGCCTGCGCGTGCTGGTGAACAAAGCCGAGTATGAAGACGGCAGCAAGATGTTCACTGTTGGCGACATTGGCATGATGCGCAATGAGTACGCCAAAAGCGACCTGACTGCCATGATGGAAGCGCTGGTGTTCAACGGGGGCGTACTGGCGAAGGAAGACCCCAAAAGCGATCAAGGAAGCGATCAAGAATGATCCGCGCTTAATGGTTCGTCTTGCGTTGTGCAAAGAGCTGGGGATGACACCTTCTCAGCTCAAGCGCGAAGCAACGCAAGACGACATTATTATGTTGGCGGCATATTTCGATATTCTCGCTGACGAAATGCCCAAGCCAGGCGCTACGCCTGTCCCGAGCCCCAGAAGGCGCTAGTCTGGGGCACTGACACCGGGGCAGGCGGGGCGTGGCTGATTATGAAGGTCTGATACGGGTTGGCATACAGGGCCTGAATCAGATCAAGGATTTAGAAAAAACTATTAACTCTTCGGTCGATGCCGCGAAGGAGCTTGAAGCGCGACTCGACAGTATTGAGAAAAAGCAAAGGCGTGCGTCTACAAGGAGTCTGGGCGCGACTAGGGATCTTGGCGCTGCGCTAAACAGGGTTGTCGATACCGACCAAGGCAGAAACGCAAGAGGGCAAATACTGCCTGGAGCAAGCCCAGCCGAAAGGCGTGCCGCTGCGCAAAACCTGAGACGCGCAGAGCTAAGGCTTAAAGCTGAAGACAGATCGGCTGCAGCGCTTGAAAGAGCAAGAAGAGTTTATATCGCAACGCTTGGGAAAGTCAACGCAACAACACGTCAAGCAGTGCCCATGCTTGAGTTCGCCAGTGGCGGGCTGGAAGCAATCTCGGGCAAGATTAGCCGCGAAAGCCGCATCAATTATCTCACCAACCTGTTCCAAGGCAGGCAGCGAGAGTTTGCCCGTGGCGGTGGCGGCGCAAATCTATCCGCTGACCTTCAGCAGCAGGCACGCAATACTCGCGCTGCATTTGACCTAGCAAGTGCAGGCGGCAGAGAAAACCTGCAACTGATGCAGCGGCTCGCTACAGAAATGGCGGGCATTGTGCGGCAGCAGAATGAAGTAAGCAGGCTTCGCGCTGGCCGCTCTACAATGTTTGAGGCTGGGCGGCGCGGGCAGGAAAGGATCACCGACCTGTCCAGAATGGCAGGCGCAGATCCAGGCAAGATTAGACAGCTTCGCTCTCAGGCGACAAGCGTAATCTCTGCTCAGTACACGGGCGACATTGCCGGCGCAAGGGATCTAGCGCGGCGCATGAATGCGTCGATCATGCGCTATACGCGAGAGCTTGATGCGGCGGCGCGTGATTTACAGCAACAGCAGCGGGCGGGCCTCAGAAACCTCAACGTGCGCCAGAGCTGGGCAACCGGCTTGGAACAGCTGGGCGAAACCGCTACTGCTGTCAACCAGCGCTTGAAGGTAGCCAGGACAAATCAGCGAGCCTCTTGGACGACCGCACTGGAGCAGCTAGGGGACACTGCTACGACGATTAACCAGAGGCTGAGGGTAGCCAGGACTAATCAGAGGGCTTCTTGGGCCACCGGCTTAGAGCAGCTGGGAGAAACTGCAACTGTTATCAACCAGCGCCTTAAAGTAGCCAGGACAAATCAGCGAGCCTCTTGGACGACCGCACTGGAGCAGCTAGGGGACACTGCTACGACGATTAACCAGCGCCTAAAAGTAGCCAGAACCAATCAGCGGGCCTCTTGGGCAACCGGCTTAGAGCAGTTGGGCGAAACCGCTACTACCATTAACCAAAGGCTAAAAGTAGCCAGAACCAATCAGAGGGCTTCTTGGGCCACAGGGTTGGAACAGCTAGGGGAGACTGCAACTGTTATCAATCAGAGGCTGAAAGTAGCGAGAGCAAACCAGCGAGCTTCTTGGACAACCGGCTTAGAGCAGTTGGGCGAAACTGCGACGGTTATCAATCAGCGCCTAAAGGTAGCTAAAACAAATCAGCGAGCCTCTTGGGCAGCCGCACTAGAGCAGCTCGGGGAAAACGCCACTACGATTAGCCAGCGCCTAAAAGTAGCCAGAACCAATCAGCGGGCCTCTTGGGCAACCAGCCTAGAGCAGCTAGGGAAGACTGCTGCCGTAATCAACCAGAGGCTAAAGGTAGCGAGAACAAACCAACGCGCTTCCTGGGCAACCGCGCTAGAACAGCTGGGGGAAACCGCTACTGCAATCAACCAAAGGTTGGGCGCACGCAACCTCAACGTGCGCCAGAGCTGGGCAGCAGCGCTGCAGGACATTGGCGCCGAGCAGCAGATCAGGGCTCGCGCATTGCCTGATCGCAATCTGCTGGCCCAGCGCGTTGCGGCCAGTGGCCAGGTCGCGCCCACACGGCTTGACGATCTCAGGGACGCTGCCCGCAAGGCTGAAGCAGAGGCAGAGAAGCGAGCGGCGGGCTCCACCAAGCGCTATGCCGATGCAGTCGAACGCGAGGCGAAGCGGCTGGAGCGGCTTGGCATCGGCCAAGGCCCTGTGCGCGGCCCCGGTGGGGCGGTCCCGATGGGCGGGCAGTCGAGGGGCGGCTTCAACCAGCTCCCCTTCCCCGCCGGCCCAGGCAATGCCAGGGGCATCGCGCAGTTCCAGGCGATCCAGCGGCAGCAGCGAGCCGGCGGGGCACAGGGCTTCTTCCAGGGCGACGCACGCAAGGCGATCAGCGAGGGCCTGATTGGTGGCGCGTTCCCGCTGCTGTTCGGCCAAGGGCTTGGGGCATCCATCGGCGGTGCGGCGGGTGGTGTCAGCGGCGGCCTGATCGGCGGATCGTTCGGCTTCGGCCTGTCGCTGATCGGCACTGCACTGGGCAGCGCTGTTGATACCACCACCAACAACCTGAAAGAACTTGCGGCATCGCTCAAGTCGCCCAATGATGCCATCACCGCACTGGAAGCAAGCGGTTTTCGTGTTGGCGATAGCCTAAAGTTCCAAGTTGAACAGCTGCAATCTGTTGGTCGCGCTTATGACGCGCAGACGGTTGTATTGCAGGAAGTTGAAAGACGGCTTGGCGCGGGCAGCGTTCAAGAGCTGAATGCGCTCAATGGAGAGCAAAAGCGCTTGCAAGAGAGCTGGGCTGCACTTGCTGGCGAAATACAGCGAGCGCTCTTGCCTGCAGTAATTGGCGCGACTGGCTTCATTGCTGACCTTGCTGCTGGCATTGCTGCCATCCCGACGCCTCCCGCTTGGCTGCTTCGCGCTCTGCAGTTTGCAACTCCCGTGACGCTTGGGCCGCAAGCGCTAATTGATGCTGCTGCAGATCGCGGACGCGCCACTGCTGCCACGGCTCCCGCTCGCGTGCCACTCACGCCGCAAGAAGCATTCGCCTCTGAATCAACCCGCATCCAAGAGTCGCGCAGGGTCGCGGATCAGATCCGCTCGGCGTACCGCGAAGCATTCCAGCTGCAACGCCAAGCATACGATCTGCAACGCGAAGGCGCGGACATCAACCGCGAGATTGCAGATTATTCTTACAGAAAAGAGCGCGAGATATTTGATCTGCGGCAGCAGGTTGCAGAGCGGGAAATTGAGAACAATCGCGCAGCAGCGCAGAACCGAATCGAGCGCAGTGACCTGAGCGCACGGCAAACATTTGCGGCGGCAACTGGCTTTGAGCAGCAGCTGCTCACCAATGTCCGCGAAGTGATGCGGACCCGAAAGGAAGGCGAAGCGGACATTGAGCAATCGCGCAGAAAGCTAGAGCTGGCAATGGCCAGGCTGAGCCGCGATGTTGAAGATTACAAGCGCGCAAACGCACGCGAAATTGAGGACATTGAGCGGCGCAAGTTGGCATATACGCGCTCGGTGGAAGATTACAAGATGAACGTTGCAGATTATGTACTGCAGCGTGCAAAAGAGGCTGCTGACTTTATGCGGCAGGCGATGACATTGCCTGAGGTTGGAGGCGGTGGCGGTGCTGTTGGTGGCGGGCTTTC